AGGTGTTAAATAACCAGACCCACCACTAAGAATAGTAACATTAGAGATTACTCCATTTTTAAGCTTAGATTGAGGTACACTTATTGCACCAGTTCTATGTATTTTACTGCCAATAGATGGCAAGAATACTGAAGCAAACATTTGTACGAGTATAGGTAAATCTTCAATACCAATCGCACCTGGTTGTCTTTCTGGCATGGCAGATAAAACTTTACGATAAAGTGTATCACCTTCGATAGTATCTTCACCCAATATTGCTTTAGTTAATTCCATAATAATAAGAATTTCACCAAAGAATTTAAATCCAGCTGGATGCACTAATCTATTAAATACATTTTCCCAAGTAGATACGTTTTGACCTGTTCTAATTAAGTAAGAGAATTTTTGGTATCTTAAAGAATCCTGAATCTTAATAACATTAGATAACTGGCCTTTATTATCCAAATACTGTCCACCTTTCGGTAGTGCAGCATTAATATCCCAATTACCTGAAGAAGGAATTAAAGTTTTATCCCATGGATACTGTACTTCCACTTCATCATTAAATAAGAGTCTGAAAAAGATTTCAATAGAATCTGCTGAACCCCTAACCTTATAATAGTCAACAATGTTTTTATAAAGATTTCTTTTATTAACTGTAATGTCTCTTGGTATTACTGATGCAATTTCTTTCTGCATTAACTCCAAGAATTGTTGAGAGTTATTATCAATGTCCATCGCACGTTCTATGTTATTCATAACGTGAGACGGGCCTGGGCCAACCCAATTTTTAATAGGTGTGTTTAATTTTGCAATCGAACTATTATGTGCCTCTAGACCAAGTACCTGAAATGTTTTTCCTATTTCAGAAGTTTCAAATGCAAGAGATCCTGGTAATTCGTTACCATTAGATATGTTGACATTTATATCATTTAGTGGTATAATAGTCACAGTGCCATCTGCTGCTGTAACAGTCATTGTAGAATCAACACCCTGTTCATCAGTAAAGAATGCATCATTTTCATTTCTTGGATCTGATATTCTAAATACTGCCTTATTATCAAGTACTACGTCTTGGAAATCTTCATTTTCTGCATAAATAAATTCATCCAGATTCATAAATGTATAGTATGCTTCAAGAAGCTGTTTCATTCCTGCAGAATCTTCTAATATATCCGAGGGTATTAATTGTTCTACACGTAGTTTTTCTTTACTCTTTCTTGTAGATGAGGCAGTAGATTCAATATAACCTGGAGAGGATATATCGGCCGAATAACTCTGCTTATCTTTTGTAGACATTATCTTAATCTCGACGGCGTATTGTAGTTAATAGTTCCTGTAGAACCTGATACAGAGATGGTATCAACACTTGGAGTAATACTAACTCGTAAAGGGTCGATTGCAATCAACTGGTCTCTTTTAGGAGCTAAGTCTAATGAATTAGGTGTTAAGGTTACTCTTATTGGATCAGTAGTTAAACCAGTAAAGCTATGAAGTGTGACCGTTCCCTTATCAGAGTCAAGTATACCTGCATCATTTACTACTGTTACATTATTACCATCTACAATTTTATAAATGATAATTTTTCTCTTATTAGAACCCGAAATAGTTATATCACCAAAGTAATGATCAATAGTCGTCGAGTATGATAATTTAAACGCAGTTGATGTTAAAATAAATTCTGTTGATGAACCTGACTTATAGAAAGGTGATGTAAATTTCAAAGCAAAATTACTTTTACCTTCTACAGTAGATGGTGTAATATTCATAAACATATATGGTCTTACTGTAGAGTTTTGTATAGAAGGATCTGCTGAATCAATAAGATTTAATAATTGTGAATGTCTGAATACACCATCAAACTTATTAAGGTTATTAAAGTTATAATCAGAAATAGTATCTCTTACAACAGAAGTTAATTCTACCGAAGTTCTATCTGTAAGGTTTGGATTATATTTAAAGAATACATCTAGTTCCAAATAAGTGTAGTTTGGATCCACAATTTCTGGTGTGATAGAAACTACGTTCTTACCTTTTAGAATACTACCTGTAATATCATCCTTTTCTGCTTGAGTAAGTGTTTCTGCAAGAATAGGTTTAATAGAAATATAAGCCTTACCATAATCAGGTGGATCGTTATCTTCACCACCCCAACATGAGATAGAAGAAATATTTGTAAATTCTCTTTGGATAATTGCTCTATAATCATCTGATGTTACGGCTCTATTCTGCGATGTAAACGTTAGTGGCGCATTGAATCTAATTGATTCTGATGTTTCTTGTTCTGCACCACCTGCAGAAGAATTGAGTGTAGTAACAGTAGATTCTCCAAAACCACCTATAGAGTCAGACATAGTAAATGCATTAGCGCCGTTGGATTCTGAACCATCAGTATAGACATAATCTAAAGTAATGATATTATTATTGTTTGGTTTTCTACCAGTAACACCATCACCAAAATAAATTTCATAATAGTTACTAGCATTTTCTTGCAAGTAATATACTTGTGACGATGAATTAACTCCTAGTAGAGATTCAAACCGCGAATAAATATCATATGCAGAAGACTCTTCGTTTTCTTGTACTCTTACTCTTAATGTACTTGTATCTGCATCTCCATCTGATAACTGAAACTTTTGATTTTCAATGTCATTGTCCACTCTATATTTAAGAGATTTATAATAACCTTGAGCAATATCTACGTCAGTAAATATATACTTTTTAGTTATTGGAGCTGAAGTCGTTTGTAAACTAGCAGTTTGAGTTTGTAATGTTACATACTGATATGGCTTTTGTGCTACCTGAGTTCCTAATTTAGTACCACGTGCCATTGTTAAATTATCAGGCAATATACCAACCTCATCTGTTACATCAATTTCAATATTAACTCTTGCTCTTGGTGCCAAGATCGAGCGAGGTACATAACCTAGAAGTTTTGCTCTTGTGACTACATTACCACGAATTTGTGCTGAGTCCAAGAATGCTTCATTCAATGAAAAATGAGCAGCAATAGCATTATAATGTGTATTATATGCAAGTACATCTAATAGAGTACTTAGACCTGAACCTTCAAAGTTATAATCATTAAACTCCGATTGTGTCTTTAAATAATTTTTTAGATTTTGTTTGATCTGATCAAAATCTAATTCCGTGACATTTAGGTTAGTCGCCATAGTTTACCTCAACCTTCTTAATACAATCTCGACTGATTCGTCGGTATCGAATTCTTTTATTTTAAATACTACTGTTATATTATAAGAGTTAGAATCATCCTGGTACTTAATATCTATACCTTTAATTGCTACCCTAGGCTCATACTTTCTTATAACTCTTCTTATATTATCTCTTAAAGCAATTCTAGTAATAGAATCTGCTGGTTCAAAAAGTAATGCTCTTAAATTTGCACCTATATCTTGATTAAATGGCCTTTCATAGAAATTAGTAATAAGTAGATTCTTTACTGAATTTTTAATAGCATTATCGTCTTTAAGAGGGACAATGTCCTTTCTAATGGGATGTAATGTTAAAGATAAGTCTAAGTCTCTCCAACCTTTTACTCTGGAGGTAATTCTTGCTTTCTTTACATCTCCGATTATACTTTTATCGGATAATATTTTAGGTGAACTTGCCATATTAGTATTTATACCTATATTCCAGATAGCTTAGAGTTTATCTCATCTATGGTAAAATTTAATTTAGCTGCATCAGATGATACAGTTTCCGTTGAAGTAACACTTGTATTAGATATTGCACTAGGGTTAAAAGTAATTAAAGGATCCAAATATGCAATATTACCAGAATACCCCATTAAAGATAATGGATCAGTGAAATATGTGGAATCACCAAAGTTTGAACTAGGTCTAGGTTCTGTGCCACTATCATATAATGTATCGTTACCTTTTGCATGCAGTCTAAAGTATTGTCTTAACTGTGCAGGAGTTGTTGTGGGATATTTACCCAATACCAAGGCCGCCATACCACCGACATTTGGTGATGCAAATGAAGTCCCCGTTGCTTCGTATTCACCATTTGTATATAGATCCATATAAATGTTTTCACCTGCTGCAGCAGTATCTACTCTATCACCACGATTACTAAAAGAAGATAGTGTTTCTTTACTACTTAAATGACTTTCTTCTGGGTCGTTAAAGTTAGGTGATATTGAAGCACAAACTATTGTATCTGTACTCATAGATGGCATTTCTCTGCACGATGGCGTGAAGTAACCAGGACGATGATGTTTTGCACTATCAGTTCCATACTCAAATGGAAATATGTCAATCACACCAGTATTATAATCTATATTATCGGGAAGTGCTAATTTTGAACTATAATTACCTGCAGAACTAACATGATGTACTCCAGCTGCAGACATATCGTTTATAGCTTCATACCATTCATATCTTGAACCCTTTGATGGATCAGATATATGTGACATAATAGCAGCTTTATTAGCAGCGGTTAAATTTCTAATGTCCATTGCATTTCCGGTAATGCCGCCATTTGCAGGGGAACCGTATAGATCCCAATAGCCATTCTGTGGTTTAGAATAGTTGTTTCCATATGCTAAAGAAGATTGATGCTGCCAGAAACTTCGGAACCTATTCGGTTGTACTTCTGGTATACCGTTTGGTCTTAATCTATCATAAATTTCATCTCTAAATAATACTGCGCCAGGTCGCCGCGTTGCATAGTCAACGTATTGTATGGCATCAACTACTATAGTTGGTCTACTGTTACCTTTATTTTGATGAAATAACCTAAATGCATCCCAACCATGCGTCGTTAAATATTTCTGTTGAGCTGTCATTTGATCCCGAGGGAAGATATATAAATCTGCACCAGTTGCCCAACCATAAGTGTTTCCAGCTGTAAGTGCGGCAACGGCCTCGGCATGGCTATTAATGGTTGTTGCAGCATAGTCAACAGTAGGTAAATTTCCGTCTTCAGGTAAAGCCGATCCCATACCTGGCAGAGTATTCCATTGAAATTCTTTAAGCCTTGTTGTCCCACTGGTCATAAATTCCGGATCTGATCTATCTATTATTGATGCCAAATTTAAAATAATATCTACTCCAGTGCCAATGTAATTATTTGTGTAAGTGGCACTACTATCAGTATTAAATGTAGTATTGTTAATTAGACTTTGATGACGAATGAGTCCCCAGTTACCTTTTACCTTTGACTCCAGCGGGTTAATTCCTACTCTATGACTATAGTCTCTATTATATGTTACTGTCTTACTTACGGCATCTTCCTCTATAGGCATATCTTCAAGTAACTCGCACGAAACAACTTTTTCATGTTGTTGTAAATCTATTACTTGTGCCTCTGTACAATCTGCAAAAAAGATTCCTGGCCTGTGATTAATAGCATCTGTTACATTAGTTACAAGAGGATATAAGTCAGTTTCAATACAGCCTTTTAATACTGTAATGCTATATGTTTTTGTCATAATTAAATATCTCCTAATTTTGTATTTATTACTGTAGATGAGAAAGTCATATTATCAGTAGTTAGTGGGATTCCATTAGAGTCTAGTAAATGCTTACCTTCACTGTCTAGTAGTATAGTATTATCATCTCCATTAAGTCCATCAGAATAGCTTGTATCTATATCTGATGGTGGTTCTACTGGATCAACCGGATCAACCGGATCAACTGGGTCTACTGGATCATCTACATCATCTGGGTCTATAATATCAATAGCAATAGGAGTAAGTGTGGGTAAAATATTTGAACCTTCTTCACCAGCCGGAATTATATCTCCATTTTCATCTAGTGCTGCAGCAGGTACATTCTTTAAGCCTGATGCAAGATTAAACACTCCTGGTTCAACTGCACTTTCTATAATATCTAATACATTAGAAACACTTATTGATGTAGGAAACCCTATTAGCTTTAAGAAATCACAAAATGTAAATGTAATCCATTCTATTATACTACCAAGTCCAATGGCATTGAAAAACTTTTGTACGTTCTGCATCCATTCTTGTATAAGATATTTAGGCCATTCTTCTCCAAAGTTTTTTAATCTTCTTTTAAACCTATCCATCTTTCTTTCTAAACTTTCTACAAAGTCGTTTGGTTCACCCCCAATTAAATCCAAAACACTAAACCCTGCAATATTTAAAGATTCCAATTGTGATATAGCCTGTTTTCTTAACTCGTCTTTTAAATCATCTGGCGCAGATTTTATTTGTTCCTCTAGTGATTCTATAGTAGAATTAATTAAATCTTCTACATTAAGTTCAGTTAATGTTGGTAGTGAAGGTAATCCTAATGCTTCCCATATAGTATCAAACTTAGAAATAAGGTCTCCGAATAAACCATGTATAATACCCAGAGCGCCTTTATTTAATTGAGTAATTACATATTCCCATATGGCCTCTGCTTTCATATCAGGTGATTCTATTCCATATGTGCCATCAAATGATTTATAAATATCAGGTAACATTGGATAAAAAGTTTCTAGTTCATCAATAAACTGACTTTTAATTGTAGATTTATATTCTGGTTCCGAAAATAATTTTACAATGTCGACATTAATTCCGAAAGGTGGCACTGGAATAGCAAAGGAAATTGGTATTACAGTATTAATAATTTCTAAAAAT